GACCTTGCGGAGCCCCGCTGCGTAAGCGCTCTCACCTGAGTACGAGTGCCAGACCTGAATCGTTGGGAGTAGTTCCTCCCAATGCATCTCGAATGCGTCAACCATGTCTTGCCCTGTCATCTCACCACCCGCTTTGCGGGTGTTGAGTGCGTCCTCTGCTACCGAGTGGCAGGCAGTACCTAGCGTGGCGGCGTCTTTGATTTCTTCGCTTACAAGGCTAAAGATTGTATTTCGGAATCTTTCTAGGCACATATCCGCAGTCTTGATTGCGGATTGCCGTACCCAGGTGTGTACCCAGCGTCCCTCGCTGTCTCTATGTAGTGGATATTGGTTCATGTATAAAGTTTCTCAAAGGGGTAGGACACTAGTACTGAGTACCCCCAACCACCTGCCACTGGTTGGGGGGTTCTTAGTAATTACTAAGCATAGCGGACAACTGTTTCTGGAAATATTACGGAAGTGTTACAAAAACACTTGTTCGGTGTCTCAACTGGTTTGGCGTGCCTTCAAGATCTGTTCTCTAGTGAAAGCATCGTGCTCCACTAATGGGTGGTCTCTTCTCACCCCACCCCTAGGTTGGCGCTCTTTCTTGTATTTAGACCAAGCGTTTTGGCACCCCTCACACCTACATCCGTTGCTGTAGTGGTTGCGAGAGGGTTCACCCTTACAGTTATGCCGTCTTTTTCTTGGTGTTCTTGTTTGTCCGTAATTTAGTTTCGGCAAGTTCTTTCTCCAGTTTCTTGACCTGGGCAGACAAGGCACGTTTCTCCACTAACAGTCTGGCGCATTTGATTCGCAGATTACGCATCATGCTCGCGTCATTAGAGTTTTCTCTCGGGGTTGCCAATTCCAGATGGTCAGGATTACAGCACCCCTTGTTGTAGCAATTATGATGCACTTGCATCCCTTCGGGCGGTAGCTCACCTCGCGAGTACACCCACATCATCCGATGCGTTTGCACATTATTTTTTGTGCCGCATTTACGGGCTATCACCTGAGAGTTGACAAGCCCGTAGCCCCCTTGTAGGCAGGTGCGTTGCCAGATGCAACATCCGTAGGGTGTGATCTTGATGTATCCGTTGGCGGGGTTCATGTACCACTCGACACGTTCTTTGAATGTCATGCTGTGCCTGGCATTCAAAGGAATGTCGGTACGTGGTTCACCGTATTTCAGGAAATGCCTGTTGTGCCCAGAGCACAACGGCAATTTCCCATCGATAGCCCCTGGCCCCGTCCACGGTTTACTCGATCGACGTACGCCTGTGCATTTGGTGCCGTCGGGCAGGATGGCTCCGCATTCGCCACGGTTAAGCCAGGGTTGTTTGTCTCGTCTGGTCATGCCGCTACCCGTTCTTTGGGTGGTATCCACTCAGAGAGCAACTTGGTGAACTTCGAGTTCTGACAATTATTTTTATTATCTGACCAATGCGAGCAACATGGCACGAGATTCTCAACAACGTCTCGACCACCTCGACTGATAGGAATCACATGATCCCCGACTGAAGATTCCCAGATGCTTATGGGATCGTCACAGTAATAACAAACCTTAGGGTCGATGCCTTTAGATAACCAATAGGTGTGTAGTTCAGCAAGAGTGTGTCCATCAAATTCAACATTCCTCAGTCTCATACGCCTTATGCGTGAGCGACGTGCCTTGGACGCTTTGTATTCTGGCGTTGTTTTATCTGTTCGGTCGTAACGTCTGCGAGCAACGTCAAGTCTTTTTTCCCTTTGCTCTGGTGTTTCATTTGCTGCTCGCTCACGTTGCCTTCGAAGTACCTCGTCATAATTTTCTTCTTTATACTTTGCGACTTTTACTTTAACCGCTTCTTGATTTTCCACATAATAAGTTCTGGCTCGCCCCCTCTGTGCTTCTTTATATCCTGGCCTCTTACGATATTTCTTGCCTAACTCTATGTAATACTCTTTATTGTCTATACGTCGTTGGGCTTGATCCTTCTTTATCTTTTCTTCGTTGTCTATGCGGTATCGCTTGTCGTATACTTTTTTCCTTTCCTTACCTCGTTCTGTTTCTAACTTGCGACATTCTTTACATGGTTGCCTAACACCATCAGATGTCCGTGTCGTTGTTCCAAACTTATTTCTTGGCTTGCGCTCGCCGCATTCCCTACACTGTTTTTTGGTTGTCACTTGTACCTCCCACAAGTCCACAAATCCCATTTAGCTTTTGTGTTTTCAATAATCCAAGCAGCCCATTTCGTTGACTGCTCAACCTCATAACGCTTATGCCAGTGTTCCTTGAACACCTTCCCCCACGTAGGCTCATGGATTTGAAACAAACCATGCGAACCCTCAGGGTGATAGGCACGGGGATTGTGTAATGACTCACACCACGACACCCCCAGCGCCCTCATACAGTCGTCACCTACGAAGTATTCGCATACAACTGCGGGGATCTCTGCGTTCGGTGGCTCGTGGTGAGCCACCGACGCAAAGTCAAGGATGGACCAGATCGCCAACCACATCATTCGTTCTGGCCCCGAACTTCCCAACCATCCACCATCAACGCCCAAATCTTGCCTAAGCAATTCGTTTGTTTCTGTGCGAAAGGCCGAGCACGATTAGCTTGACAGTGGGATTTGTAGTCCACGTAGTCCAACTGTTCGGCCTTGCCTGCTATGTACCCAACCCAGATGGCTTGGCGTACACGAACCCGATACGGGTAATCCCTCTCAGGAGTTTCCACGAACGAAGACCCAAAATCTAGGCCAACGGCATCGCAGAAATGCTTGATCGACCACGCATCTCGACTGCGTACAGCCAACACTGTCGGGTCGTCCCTGTCTACGACGGTCGAAAAGAAACCGTCCTCTGTAAATGTCCACATTTGTAACCTCCTATGGTTTGCGGATTTGTTTGTCTCAGGTGCATCACACCCTCACTAAGTGAGGGGTGTGATACACCGAGGAGAAAAGTGCGTTGATCACCCAGACGCACCCCTGGAGGGGGGGGACCGAGGAGGGAGGTACAGCGGTAGCTGTCACCTGGCCCCCCTCGATCATGTTATCTCAGGCACCCACCAACAACTGCTCACGCAGATACTCCTCCGCAGCATCAGCTATAGGTGTTTTACCATCCAAAGATTTGGTGAGCCCTTTCTGCGTAGCAGAATTAGTGGACTTGAATCCTTGGTTAATTCGGTGCTGTTCAGCACCCTGGAATGCGTTGTATGCGCTCCACGCATTACCTTGCCTACCCTTACGAGTCTCAAATTTCCATGCATTCAAGATCGCAGCACGCTTCGCATCCACAGTGTTACGAGTCTTAGTCGCAGCATCCATGTCAGCCAGCGGAACAATCCGATTCAGCATCCGAGTGAACTCGCCCTCAGTGATCTTCGACTGAGACAGTTGACGAGCAAAGCTCGCAACAGACTCACTCTCAACCCGTGAAGCCTCCAACACAGCAGACCGTAAGGTCAACATGTTGTCATGGTTCTTAGTTGCTTTCACTTTAATGAAAGCATTCGCAAGGTTAATGATGTTCGCACAGCTAATGCGATAGTCAAACGCAAACATACCCGTAGGCCACAGACCATTGAGTGACATGATTGTAATTACAATCGGGTCAATCCAGTCACCGTCCACAATTTCGATACGGTCAGCTACCTGCTGTGTAACAGCGAGTCGCTCGGCTTTACCGAACACAGTGATGTCAGTGCAAGAATTCGGGAACAACGTTTCGATTGTCTCGAACACATGCTTGTAGCCGTCACGATGTGGGTACCGACCCGAGTGATCCCCGAGGGCTTCCATCGTGTCGTTACGCAGCACATAGATGCCACGGGGCTTGCCACGCCTGTTGCCTGTCTCATATTTGGGGACAACAAACTGATTAGTGAGTGGGTCCAAATACCCTTTGGGTGAGATGTGACAACCGAAGTTGGCACCCACCTCAGACGCTACGTCAAAGACGTTACGCCCATATTCACTGACCTCTTTGGTCAGGAAGTCGTGACCAACAGAGTGGTCGATTAATGTTTCATGTGTCATAAACACACCTCCATGTGCATTTGTTAATTGTTTTTACCATACCAGATGGGTGGGACACCCATTCAGCATCGTGGGGTGTGGCGAGTTGCACGCCGACACCTAAGTGTCCTACTCACCCCTAAATCACTTGCCCAGATTGACCTCAGTTTCTCAACAATAGTTTCGCAGAAACTCCTCGTCGCCCCTTCGACTGCCAGTGTTATTGATTAGCAGCCCACAGGTACACCCCATGTAAGCGATATGTTATTTAACTTAGCTTTCAATTACGAAACCAAATTCGTTTTCGAACTGACGTTCAAACGCATTGGCTAGTTCCGTAAACTTGCTTGCTATGCAACGCATTTCTACGCACCATTGAGCAAGCAAGATCGGGTCATCACGACCCGTGACCTGAGATGCCGCTTCACCCTGGAACTGATCTAAAAGATCACCCAAGGACTCACCGAACATATCAATGTCATGGGGGTTATTAATCCCGTCCATGTAATATGATTCCATTCGGGTACCTCCTACCCATTCCTTGTTGTGGGGGTTTCTCTCCCCTCAAACTAGAGGGGGAGAGAAACACCCAACACCTTCAGTCGGCGTCCCGTGCTGCCTGAATAGCATCACGACGAGCAGACTCAGCATGAGCTTGCATCCTGTCACGCATTTGTGTGACCGTGCTTACCCAATCGCCTAAGGATTGTCCGCCAGCAAGAGAGATCTCGCAAACGAGGTCCGTTAGGACTTGCGCCAGTTCATACGGGTCAGCCGTTTCAAGGGCTTTCTCGTAGAGATCCTGACTGTGAGTTGTAATTTCCATCCGATTTCCTCCATCGGTTGTTTATTGGGGGTATTACACCCCTCACTACGTGAGGGGGGTGTAATACCTCCCAAACTCTACTTCCGCTCCGAATCCAACAAAGCCTGCCAATAGTCCGAGCCACGAGCCCGTTGCCGTGCCCAACACCACTGACTCAGGTCATACAGACCCCAAGTCAGCAGCACAGGCACAGACAGGAACATGACCCCTGTAAGCGTCATACTCATGCCCACTCCACCTCTTCCGCAGTCTCGACCCATGCCGAACCGATCTCATTGAGATCGACACGCCAGCATGACCCAATTTCAACGAACATCCGCAGCGTGTCAGCTACAGCGCCACCCGACTGCCCACTGAGGAGCACATCCATAGCGTCATCATAGATTTCAGTCATCATTTTCATGAGAGCCTCACCAACGAACAGGTCAGGCTTGACCGTAAGGTCAGGAAACTCACGTTGCATGTGTCGTGCCTTACTTAGACCCTGCTTCGCAGCTTCACAAGCACTTCCATAGATGCCTTGGTCGTTGTTCAACCAAAGGTTGAACAACCATGTCTCACGGTTGACCCAACCGTTGTAATCTTCATTTTCCATTATCGGACCTCCATCCGTTGGTTGTGGGAGTATTTAACCCCTCAAACAAGAGGGGGTTAAATACACCCAACATCTACTTACACTTGCTCCGTCAGAATCCAAGTCGAACGGACATCATACTTAGACTCAAACACGCCAGCCTCAATCAACTCATTACCTAGTTGATACCGAGTGCGAAACTCCACGTATTTCCAAGCCCGTGTGTAACAGTGAATCTGTTCTTCGGTCTGCGCATCCAAGAATGCCCGAACCAAATTCGGATCAGCACCATCAAGAGAACGATACCTATCGCTCTCCTTGGCACCCATACCAGGGATGTCACCATCCACGGCATAGAGGGCTACGCCCTCAATGAATGTACTCATAACAACCTCCATGTTGTATGCGTAAATTATTTGTTTCCAATTCCAAGGAACTGGGGCAGGACCACCACCATAGGTGGCGGCCCCGACTCAATCACTCAGCAGCATGCCGTTCAGCAGTCACCTGCCCAACATCTAAACCATGACGCCTAGCGTGCTGATTATCATAGATAAGCTGATACTTCTCTAAACCATCTTCGATGGTTCGATTAATTGATGCCAAAGCATCAACCAAAACCCTAGGGTCAAGAACCATCTCATGACACGCCGCAGTAACCTGCGACCCAGGCATAAAGTCTCTAAACGTACGGATCTCTTCCAAGAGATCCGACATATCATTAACATTCATAACAGTTCCTCCAAACTGTTTCAGTGTCTCAAGACACTGAATTAAACCCACCGTAGTCAAAGAGAGGCGGCATAACGGCGGCATCAATACTCGATGGATTTAATTCAGCAGCCTAAACCGCTGGTGGGAGTTTCTCTCCCCTCCAAAAGAGGGGGGAGAGAAACACCCAACGACTCACTTATTCAGCAACTCAACAGCCTTCTCAAGCGTCAAGTCATAAGACAAGGCATATGCCCAGCCATCATAATCAGGCCGATTAAAGTCCTTCAAAGCGACCACAAACGGTGCCTCAGGAAAGGGACATTCGTCCCTTTTCACCAGAATTCTAAAGAATCCAGGATCACGAGGATCTTCAACTTTGTCGATAATGGCGTAGCCATTTGACGTGGTAATTTCCATTTCAACAACCTCCCAGTTGCCATGTTTCTCTGTCTTATTTACTTCTTCACTACGTTACAGAAGTAAATAAGACGAGAGACCCAGCCTATTGACTGGCCTAACCCTCCAAGCCCTAAGGCTTGGAAAGAAAGGTCAACCAACGCTGTAAGCGCTACTTAATTTGACCAGCACAAGCAGTCTTGAAACGATCAATATCAAAGAGATCGTTCTCTTGAGCAAAGTAAGTAACAAATTCCTCTACAAGGAATTCATGGACATCTGGACCATAGTCCAGAGCATCGACTCCTTCTCTAAGAATTGAAGCTACAGCTTCAAAATGTTTTCTAGTTAGCATCGAACCTCCATCCGATTTGTTGAGAGTTGTTCTCTCCTCTCAAAAGAGAGGAGGAGAGAACAACCTCAAACCATTAAATTAAACACCCTCGATCATCACAATCGAAAGCTCATAAAGATCATGCTCGACCTCTGGTCGAACAAACTCTTCCAGATTCTCAACAATCCAAAGTTCACACTGTTCCAGTGTGCCAACAAACTCAAAACCCTCCGAATCTGGTAAACAACCAGCCGAAGCATAAACCACTCCATAATCTTCCATCGAAATCCTTCCAAGAACCTCTACAGATTCCACAATTTCCTCCAGTTTGGGGTTGTCTCTCCCCTCCAAAAGAGGGGGGAGAGACAACTCTTTCTCAGTGAATCAAGCCAAGACCTCATAATCCCTATCAAGACGAACATAGAAAGCCCGATTCTCATCAATTTCACCACCATCAGGAAATTCATCATTCCAAAGACCCGAACGATGAACCCACCAACCAGCTACAACCTTGTCATAAACCTTGACACTCTTCAGAGTGTCCTTATAGGAATAACCACAACAATCCACATGGTCTACGACCATCCCAGACCGAAGGTCTGAACCTTTAACAGTTACAGTTTCCACAATTACCTCCAAATTGTTGGGAGTTTCTCTCCCCTCCAAAAGAGGGGGGAGAGAAACACCCAAATGAATCAACCAACATCACCATGCATAAGACTAAAAGCATCAAACTTCGACGGAATCCTAGATTCCAACTCAGAATTACACTGTTTGAGCTTTAGCTCAATTACACAAGCCAAATGAACCAGTTGATTATTATTTAAGTCCTTGATCCTAAGATCAAAGTTTGGCGAAGCCACAAAAGTTAAATCCATATCGACCTCCGTCGAAATTGGGGTTTGGGGTTTGTTTCCCCTCAAACAAGAGGGGGAAACAAACTCTTTCTCAATGAATCAGCTATTCAGATCTTCCAATTGACATTCATAATGAAAAATCATGTCCTCAACCTCTTCCAGCCAATCATCCTGTTCAGGATGAAAAACCTTGTCAGCCAGATAAGTCTTCAATTCGTTCAAGGAACGAATCCGATAACGAATCGACTCTTCAATCCTTGAAGACGTAGACACTTTGTACATTTTGACCTCCAAATTTCGGTTTGGGGGTTTCTCTCCCCTCCAAAAGAGGGGGGAGAGAAACCTCTTTCAAAGAGAACCAAGCTACTTTCAGAACCCCACAGCACCAACCACCAACCACCGAAGGGTTGGACCGTAGGTCCAGCAGTCCGCCATTTGCCGACAGCTTCCTCGATTTACAGAGTAAATCCTGGGCGAAACTCAGTACAAAGTACTGAGAATTACTTAGTACAGAGTACTAAGTGCAGCAGCAGACCACCGAACACAGTTCGGTGACCCTACCCCACCCCCCTTCGGGGGGTGGCCCCCTAGCGCACGTATATGTATAGATATCCATTTACAGTGCGTTTGGTTTTTTGAACTTGGTACCTTTGTCGCCTGTATGCGCCAAAGTACTGAGTGCTAGTACTTAGTATCAATCTCCTCCCCTGGGGGGTGAGGAGATTGGTACTTAGTAATTACTTAGTATAGAGGTTTTGTGTCCCGCTTTTGAAGCTGTTTGGGATGTTCTGTAATGGTACTGTAATATTGTTTGCAGGTGTCTGTTCGGGACATCTACTCTACTATGTGGGTAAATAACATAGGAGCGCTTACATGCCACAGAATGGTGGGGGTCGGGGTTGGTCTTGGGATGAGGATTCTCATCAGCGGGTGATGCCTGAGAATTGGAAGTTGTTGTTGGAGTGGTTGTTGCTTGGTCCTGAGAGGTCACCTAAGACTCAGAAGGAGTGGGCTGGGGATCACGCTATTCATCAGGATTCGATTCGTCGTATTAAGAGGGATCCCCGTTTTGTTCGTGAGTGGGATCGTCGTGCGTCGGAATTGAACATCAACCCTGAACGTGTTCAGAGCGTCATTGATGCTTTGTGGCAGCAGGCTGCCCAGGGTGATGTGAAGGCTGCTGCGTTGTATTTGCAATATATTGATAAGTTCACTCCGAAGCGGAGGGTTGTTGTGGAGGATGATCGGGACGTTTCGTCGTTTAGTGATGATGAGTTGGCTTCGTTGTTGGAGGAGGAAGTGGTTTCTTTGCGTTTGATTAAGGGTGGTTTGGACGATGCCTAGGGTTGGTCGGAAGCATTATCCGTATACGGCGAAGGGTCGTGCTGCGGCTGCGAAGCGGGCGAAGCGTGTGGGTAAAAAGGTGTCGCATACGGGGAAGAGTCGGTGAGTGAGTTGAGGGATCCGAGGACGTTGGTGGAGGTTTTTGAGGATTTTCCTGAGTTGATGGGTGAGCGTGCTGGTTTGGATCCGTTTCGGGACGATACGCCGTTGGAGTGTGGTGTTGATGAGGTTGAGGTGTGTGATTCGTGTCAGTGACTAGTTTTAGGGTTTCGGTTTGTGCTGGTCAGGGGTTTAATATTCCTGCGATTGTGCGTGAGTACAGGTTGGCGGATCGGGTGTGGCCGCATGAGCCTGGTGTGACTGTTTTTGGGGATTCTCCGTCGATGTTTCCGTATCGGAAGTATGTGCCTGAGCTTGTGGATGGGGGTGAGGGGTGATGGTTGACGATTTGGAGCAGGATTTTAAGCAGATAAAGATTAGTCGGTTGACGTTGGGGCTGATTATGTCTGTGGCTGTTACGTCTGGGGTGGTTGTTTGGAATGCTGCTCAGGTTGCTGGCCGTATTAGTGAGTTGGAGGATTCTGTTAATCAGATTCAAATCGATATGAATGTAATCCAGGAAACCGATCCCGCGATTTTGTTGCGTTTGGATGCAATGGAAGATGCTTTGGATGAGTTGAACGATCGGGGTATCGACGCTGGCGAGTTGGGGGAGAGGATTGACGGGGTGGAGGAGTGGTTAGCGGAGTTGGTGGAGTCGGATCGTGATTCTGGGGAGGAGTTGCGGTGGGAGTTGGATGAGTTGCATCACCGTCAGTGGGCATTTGAACAGGCTATACGTTCACGTAAGTGGGGTGATGAGATACTTCGGGAGCATCTAGGGTATTGATGTGGGCCGTTTGACTGAGTTGCGTCATGAGGTGGAGTGGCGGAAGTGTGTTCGGAGTGAAAGATATTTTCTTGAGAATTATTGGTTTATTGCTCATCCTGCTCATGGGCGGATTCTTTTTGGTTTACGTAAGGCGCAGGTGGCGGCTATCGGGGAGTGGGCCGAAAATAGGTACTCGCTTACATTGAAGGCCCGTCAGATTGGGTGGACGACGCTGATTGCGGCGCACCAGTTTTGGTTGGCGTTTTTTTATGCGGATCAGAACATTATTGATTTGAGTCGTACTGAGCGTGAGTCTGTTTTGTTGTTGCGTAAAAGTAAGTACGGGGCGAAGCATTTGCCTGGTTGGATGGTTGATCGTGGACCGAAGTCGCTTGTCGAACACCAGCAGCGCATGGCGTTCGACAATGGGAGTCAGATTGTGTCGATGCCTTCTGCGTCGGATCCTGCTCGTGGTGAATCTGCGACTCTGATTGTTGTTGATGAGTGGGCGTTTCTTCCGAATGCGGAGGAGGCGTGGGCGTCGATTGAGCCTGTGGCTGATGTTGGTGGCCGTATTGTTGGGTTGAGTACGGCGAATGGGTCGGGAAACTTTTTTCATCATTTGTGGACTGGGGCTACGACGGGGAATAACAAGTTTTCGCCTATGTTTTTTCCGTGGTCTGCGACGGAGGATAGGGATGAGGCGTGGTATGAGTCGAAGCGGGATTCGATGTTGCCGTGGCAGTTGGCTCAGGAGTATCCGTCTACCCCCGAGGAGGCTTTCATTCGTTCGGGGAACCCTGTGTTTGATTTGGATGTGCTTGATGCTATGCAGATCCATGTGGAGGCTGGCCGTTACGGGTATTTGCATGAACTCCAGCCAAGGGTTTTGGAGTTCAGGTGTTGACGGTGTGGCAGGAGCCAGAGCGGTGGAGCGGATACGTCCTTGGCGTGGATACGGCTGAGGGTTTGGGTCATGGCGATTATTCGTGTATTCAGGTTTTGGATGCGAAGGAGGGGAAACAGGTTGCGGTGTGGCATGGCCATATAGCGCCTGATGAACTCGCTTACGAGGTTCATAACATTGGGATTTGGTATGGGAATGCTTTGTGTTGTGTGGAGTCGAATAACCACGGGTTGACGACTATTACTCAGTTGCGGCAGTTGGGGTATCCGAATATGTTTCGGCGTAGGTCGTTGAATAGTCAGACGGATCGGATGTCTCAGGAGTTTGGGTGGAAAACGACGAGGACTTCTAAGCCGTTGATGATTGATGATTTGTCGATGGCGTTGCGTAACAGTGAGTTGGTTATTAAGTGTCAGCACACCATCGCAGAGTTACGAACGTTCGTTCGTAATGAGCGGGGAAGTATGTCGGGTTCTCCTCATGATGACCGTGTGATGGCGTTGGCGTTGGCGAACCAAATGCGCAAGTTTGCTTTTGTTCCTGAATACGTTCAGGATGTCGATGACACCTACACATTTGATTGGTGGATGAGGAAAGCCAACAAACGGGAACCTGTAGGCGATACCATCGGTTTGAATACTGTTCGTGGGACAGCTTAAATATGTGTGTAGGACTTATGTCTATGATTGGAGCAGCCGATAATGGCTAGTAATCGCAAATACAATGCGTCAGGGATGGGCGAAACAATGCGCCTGAACCATGCGCAACTTTATAATGGTCCCCCCGCTGAGGGTGGGTCGCAACCCAACAAACCTCGTTTTACGGGAACTATGGATGACGCTGTTCCTGGCGATAAGGGTGCGGGGGTACGGGGTAGGGAAACACCTACCACACCTCAACCTCTTAATGGCAAAGTAGAGCCCAATGTTCGTGCAGCGAATCAGCCTGACGGTGCTGTTCACAGCACTTGATTCCTCAAGACGCCACCTTTGAGGAATACTGCGATCTTCTCGTCGGAAAGTATGGAAATCTTTCCGACGAGGAATTGCAGTCCCGTTGGAAGTGGCATCGGAAAGTTAATGGAGTCGTTCTTTCGAGTGGGCGTGGTCACCGTAGTCAGTTGCCTCCTGAAGATCAGGATTTGACGATGAAGCAGCGTGAGAAAAAAATAATCGAGGAAGCTCTGGCTGCTGGGCACACCCCCGAATATGTCGGTCGGCGCTGGGTGTAGCTATGGCAAGAATTAGTAAAGCGGAACGGTTCTCTCTAACCAAAGACAGAATCGATAACACCTATAAGTGGCGTAGCGAAGAAGGCTACGACGCTAAATGGCATCGGATGATTGACCTTTATAGGGGGAAAACGTCTCTCGATGGCACGAGTGGCTATCAGGGAAATGTGAGTAATGACCGCATTTCGGTGAATATGGCATTTAGTACGATCAACGTGATTGCGCCAAGTGTCGCTGTTAATCATCCAACTGTCACTGTTACAGCCAACAAAGAGGGCGACGAATCGCGAGCCGTTTTTGTTGAAGCGATTATTAACTATTTGTGGCGACATCATGACTATCGGACGCCGTTCCGACGAACTGTTAAAGATTTCCTGATTGTTGGGCATGGCTGGTTGAAGATTGGTTGGCGTTTCGTAGAAGAAGAACGAGACTTGACTTCTGAGGAGATGGCAGCCGAATACGACAGGGCAACTGTTGAAGTTGACCAGTTCGCTTATGACAACCCTGAAATGGTGAATGATCTTCCATCTGATCAAGATGTGATAGATGCCATTCCTCACAAAACAATGGAAGTTGTTGAGGACCAAGCGTTCGTTGAACGGGTATCACCGTTCGACATGCTTGTAGATCCAGAGGCCACCTGCCTAGAAGATGCCCGCTGGATATGTCAACGTATTATTCGTCCCCTGGCCGAAGTCAAAAAAGACACCCGATACAAAAAGTCGGTGCGGCTAACTCTTCAAGCGGACGCAGGTGTGCGTTACCGCTGGGACGGGGATCAAGAACGAGAAAATTATAGTGAAGTGTCTGCACGGGTCACCCTGTACGAGTACTACGACTTAGAAAACGGCACGATCTCTGTGTGTGCCCATAGTGGTGATGACTACCTGTTGGATCCCCAACCAATGCCGTACCACTTCGGTCATCCGTTTGTGATGCTCCGCAACTACGACATTCCTGATGTGTTTTATCCGATGGGTGATTTGGAAGCAATCGAATCTCTTCAAGAGGAACTCAATAAGACTCGTTCACAGATGGTGAACCACAGAAAACGGTACGCCAGAAAGTACTTATTTCACGAGCGTTCCTTTGGTCCTGAAGGGCGGGAGGCGTTGGAATCTGACGATGACGGGCGTTTCGTTCCCGTTATCGATGAGAACCGTGATCTTGCTGGGGTGGTGCAACCTTTGCCGCAGGTTCCTTTGGCACCTGAAATGTATAATCACTCGGCGCTGATTGAGGGAGACATCAACACTGTAAGCGGCGTATCTGAATATGCCCGTGGGCAGATGCCTGAAACGAGGCGCACAGCGACGGAAGCCAGCATCATTGTTGATGCGGGCAACGCTCGTGCAGCCGACAAACTTGCAACTGTAGAAATCGGTATTTCGGAAGTTGCACGCTTGGTTATGCAACTCATGATGCAGTACATGACTGATGCGCAAATGGTGCGAATCACAGGCAAAGATGACCAAAAGTATTTTGTCGCATACACCCGTGACGACATTATTGGAGAATTCGATTTCGCTGTAGAAGGCGGCTCTACGCAACCGTTCAACGAAACGGCTCGCCGTCAGCAAGCAATTTCACTATTAAACGCTATGGCCCCACTGATCGGCACCGTTGTTGATCCTGCGGAAATAGCGAAACATGTGCTGTCTTATGGGTTTGGGATCAATGACCCTGACCGTTACATGATTCAGCAGCAGCCAATGGCACCCGACATAGGTGCTGAGGCTGGGGAACAAATGGCCCCGCCCCCGATGTCACAAG